AAGGGCGGCCTTGCGCCACCCCCGGAACTGGCGGGCGTCGATCTGAAGATCAGCTACATATCTACGCTTGCCATGGCACAGCGCGCCGTGGCCTCTCGCGCGATTGACGACATGGCCGCGTTCGTGAGCGGCCTCATGGCCGCAGGCATGACCGACGCCGCCGACAAATTCGACTACGATCAGGCCATTGACGAGCGCGCGGCAGTGACCGGCGTTCCCCCGCGCCTGATCGTGCCGGATGAAATCGTGGTGCAGAAGCGTCAGAAGCGCGAGCAGCAGGCGCAGCAGGCGCAGCAGCTTGCCATGGCGCAGTCTGCGGCCACCACCGGCAAGACCCTGGCGGATACGCAGACTGGCGATCCGAGTATGCTGACCGCCGTTAACGACACGATCAAGAAGCGGACTGGAGCGCAGTAATGGCCTCGCGTGATACCGACGTTGGCGACAAAGAACAGGTAGCGAAGCGCAAGACCAAGCTGGACATTGCGCGCGAGAAGGAAGTCGCCAACCTTCACAAGAACCTGGGCACCTACGAAGGCCGGGAACTGGTGTGGCGGCTGCTGGAAATGGGCGGGATGTACCACACCAGCTTTGTAGGAGAGCTTCCGCACACCAACTCCTACAACGAGGGCAGGCGGTCCACGGCCATCTGGCTGTACGTAGAAGTCTTTACAGCGCGACCTGAAGCCTATACTCTTATGGTAAGTGAAGCTGAACAACGAAAGCGCGAACTAGGCGCTTAAATTTTTGTCCAGCGAATGTAACGCTATAACATAACCGGGAGCAGACCAATGGCTGAAGACACGGGGAGCATCGTAAGCGGCGCTATCGCGGAGGAACCCGCGAAGGAAGCTGCCGTTACGGGCGGGGAGAAGACGGCTGAACAGATCGCTGCGGAAGCCGCGACCAAAGTTTCGGCCGACGCTGCTGAGACGCCCGAACAAAAGGCTGCGGCCGACAAGAAAGTCGCTGACGAAGCTGCGGCCAAAGCTGCCGAGACACCCGAACAAAAGGCTGCTGCCGACAAAAAGGCGGCGGACCTAAAGGAACTGCACGGCGCGCCGGAGCAGTACGGCGACTTCACAATGCCGGATGGCGTCGAAGTCGATAAGGCGAAATTGGAAACGATTACGCCGGTCTTCAAGGAGCTGAACCTCTCTCACAAAGGCGCTCAGAAACTTGTAAACTTTTACGCGAAGACGGTAGCCGACACGCAGAACGCGAACGCTGAAGCGTGGAAAGCAACCCGCGAGAAATGGAAGGGCGACATCAAGGCCGACAAGGAAATCGGCGGCGATAAGCACGACGCGCAAGTCGGCCTCGCCAAGAAGGCGATTGCGCACTTCGGCACCCGCGAGTTGCAGGATTACCTCGACACCTATGGCGGCGGCGACAACCCGGAAGTGGTTCGCTTCCTGGCGCGCGTCGGCTCAGTCGTGACCGAGGACACTGTGAAGTTTGGCAAGGCTGTCGTGGCTGAAACTCTCTCAGACCCGGCGGCGGCCATGTACCCCTCAATGGCGCAGAAATAAGGAGATAACCAATGGCTGCACTTACCACCACTTCCCCGACCCTGGTAGACCTTGCCAAGCGCATGGACCCGGACGGCAAAGTCACGCAGTACATCGCGGAGATTTTGAACGAGACGAACGAAGTTCTGGACGACATGGCTTGGATGGAAGGCAACCTGCCGACCGGCCACCGCACGACCGTCCGTTCTGGCCTGCCCACTCCGACGTGGCGCAAGCTGTACGGCGGCGTGAACCCCGGCAAGTCGCGCACCGTCCAGGTGACCGACAACTGCGGCATGCTTGAGCAGTACGCCGAGGTTGACAAGGCCCTGGCCGATCTGAACGGCAACACCCAGGCGTGGCGTCTGTCCGAGGACAAGGCTTTCATTGAAGCCATGTCGCAGGAAATTGCCGACACCATCTTCTACGGCAACGAAGGCACGGAGCCGGAAGCCTTCACCGGCTTGGCCCCGCGCTTCAACGACACGACTGCGGAGAACGGCGAGAACATCATTCTCGGCGGCTCGGTCGACACCGACAACGCTTCGGTGTGGCTGGTTGTTTGGGGCGAGCGGACCTGCCACGGCATCGTGCCGAAGGGTTCGAAGGCTGGCCTCCAGATGACCGATAAGGGCCAAGTCACGATCGAGGACGCCAGCAACGGCTCCAACACGGGCCGCATGGAAGGCTACCGTTCCCACTATCGTTGGGACGCTGGCTTGACCGTGCGCGACTGGCGCTACATCGTTCGCATCGCCAACCTTGAGAAGTCGGCGCTGACGAAGGATGCGGCCACCGGCCCCGACCTGAACGATCTTATGTTCCAGGCCGTGGACAAAATCCCGAACATGAGCGCCGGGCGTCCCGCGTTCTACATGAGCCGCAACACCATGTCCTACTTGCGCCGCCAGTTGGCAAACAAGACGATCCAAAGCACGCTGTCGGTCGAGAACGTGGGCGGCAAGCGCGTCAACATGTGGCAGGGCATTCCCCTGAAGCGTTGCGATGCTCTGTCGGCTGACGAAGCCGTCGTCGCTTAATCGGCAAAGGAAAGGAACACTACTATGATCGTTGACTCTCGCACTGAAATTGCCGATGCGGTTTCCGTGGCGGCTGCGGCTGGCACGGCTCTGATCGGCAGTCAGATCGACCTGGGCGCTGCCGGGCAGGAAATCGGCAATGGCCAGCCTCTCTATCTGATCATCACCGTCGATACGTCCATCATCACGGGCGGAGCGGCGGGCACGGTCATCTTCGTCCTGGCGTCGGATGCGTCTGCGGCGGTTGCCACCGACGGTACGGCCACCGAACACTGGCGCAGCCAGGACTACGTGACCGACGACGCGGCGCTGAACGACCTGGACGCGGGCGACCGTATCGTGGTTCCGCTCCCGTCTGGTGAGCCCGCCTATGAGCGTTACCTGGGCCTGCTCTGCGTGACGGCCACGACCACGACCACGGCTGGCAAGATCAATGCCTTCTTGTCCGTGGACCCGTACGGCAATAAGGCGTATCCGAACGCCTCTGTCTAAGGACTAACTGGCGGGGGCTGAAGCAGGCCCCCGCCTCCATATTCACAGGAGAGAAACGATGAAGGTTATTCTGAAGCGCAACTTCTACGCCACTGGCGACCGGCGCTTCCGCAAGAGCGCGGGCAAGTTCGACGCGCGGGAAATCCCCGACGAGTTGTGCTTCGCCAAGGACGGCAAGCGCCTTCTCCCGAAGGACGCCGAAATCGTGGACGGCCCCGTGCCCGAAGCCCCGGTCGAGGCAGAAGTGACCTTGCGCGATCTGGACGTGGATCGCGCGGCTGGCGATGCGGCGGCGAAAGCTGCCGAAGCCGAGGAAGAAGAAGACGCGGCTGCGGAGTTCAAGCGCAAGCTGGCCGAAGAAACTGCGGAAGCGCCCGCCACGCGCGACAAGTTCAAGCGCAAATAAGGAGTAGCGGCTTATGACGACGATTTCGAAGTCCTGTCGTTGCAGGCTCCGCAGATCCGATAAGGGAGACAGCAATGGCCGAAATGGCTGACCTGAAGCGCGCGCCCAAGGCCGACCGGAAAAGCACAGACAGCATCGCGTGCTGCGGCCCCAATGAGCCGTACTACCCGATCAGCCTGTGGCTGGACACCGAGGAAATCGCAAAGCTAGGGCTGACCGATTGCCAAGTCGGGGAAGAATTTATGCTGGGGTTGAATGTCCGCGTGACCAGCGTTTCGATCAACGAAACCGACAAGAGCGAGAAGCGCGCCCACATGACGCTGACCGTTTTGGCCGGGCAGGTTGAAGCGCGGGATGAACCGGCTTCCGCCGAGGAACAGGCGAGCGCAATCTATAAAAAGGGATAACCCGTGGCTTCTCTATCCCCGGTTCAGATCGGCAACCTCGCGCTGTCCAACGTCGGCTCGAAATCCTCAATCGAGGATTTCAACGGCACGTCTACGGAAGCCAAGCGTCTTAAACAATGGTACACGCCCGCGCGTATGCAGGTGTTGGAGGCGTTCGACTGGAGCTTCGCGCGCAAGCGCGACGACATGGCCCTGCACGGCGACGATCCGCCCGACCAGTGGACCTACCGCTACCAGTACCCGGCTGACTGCATCGCCATGCGTCGCATCTGGAACCCGGTTGGCGAAGCCGCCGACGCGGTGCCGTTCTCGCTGGAAACCAGCGGGGGCACGAAGTCTGTCCTGACGGACCTGGACGAAGCCGTGGCGATCTACACCTACGACGTGACCGACAGCGGCTTGTTCTCGCTGCACTTCTCGCTGACGCTTTCGTACCTGATCGGCTCCTACATCGCCATGTCGTTGACGGGCAAGCGCACGATCAAGCAGGACAGTCTGCAAATCTATAATCAGATGATCCTCTCGGCCCCGGCGCAGAACGCCAACGAGAACGTGGACAAGCCAGAACGACAAGCGGACTGGATTGAAGGACGTGCTTAATAAAGCGGGGTATATGCGGACGCGGAACTTACCGTTGTTTCCTAAACGTACAAACCTTTCTAAAGGCAACCGCGTATGGGGTGAAGTGCTTTGCCAACTTTAATCCAGGCTTCCTTCGCGCGCGGTGAAATCGGGC